AATGCCTCGGATAATCGTAGTCAGGTCATTGATGTTGACCTTAGCGTTGACTCCTGGAGCAAACTGGATTGGAACCTGACTCGAGATGAGAGATAAATTCGGAGCATTGACTCCATCGTAGGATGCAAGCGTTACCTTGATGAAAAGATTCTGAGGCGTGACATAATCCCAATTGACCGGAAACGGTGATCCATCTTTCTGAGTGATAAAGATCTGCTGATCCCCTTTCATCCCGCAACCAGAACCTCTCTTCTGATAGATTGCTGTAGCAACGTCAGCCGATGCACCGCCTTGAATGACAATCCAAATGCTATGAGAAGGAACTCCGTCGCTGTTGGTAGAGTCTGAATCGTTCTCATACGCATTAGCAGAGGTCACACCTGTGACGTTCTCAATAGCTGCAATCAGAGCATCGATATAGCCTTGAGAGTTCAGGGTAGTTGATTTTCTGCGTCTGACCTTCAGAAAAGCGTCCTGCTCCTCGTCTAGTCCAAGAGAGATGTAGGTGGTTGGATTATTGACTGAGATCACGCCTAAAATGATTGATACTGGAACGTCAATTGTGTTCGGAACCGTGAGAACTTTTCCAGGATTTGCAGCTTGAAAGACGTACACATTAGTACCGGCACCTGAGATCGTCTGCGTCTCTACTAGTTGCCACTGAGTACCCGCATCGTCTGAGATCGTATAAGCAGGAGAAACGGCCTGATCTCCGTCGAGCCCTGGAAGCGTGAGCGCTCGATCTGTAACAACCGTGATGTTCGTCTGAGTATAAGTTCCAGATTGTCTTTTAATTCCGTTCAAAGCAACGCGTTGGTCTAAGATCACTCCGACTGCTTGATCAGGATCAAACATCGCGTTGGTCTGTTTTATGAGATCGAGATTATCGAGAGCAGATTGTTTGACTTCTCCGATGATCTGACCATCGGGAGAGTCGGAATCTAAATTGATATCGGCACCGTAGGCAGTTTGAAATGCAGTCGTGAGATCCGAAGTGAGTTCCGCATCTGTTTTTGTCGTAAGTCCTGATGGACCAATTGAATTTGGCATATTTTTATCCCCCTACGTCCTGAACGACTGTCCCTGAAACCGAGACTGAATAAATCGTACTCACTTGATAGGATAGGGTGAGCGCGCGCGTCTCTGGATCTCTAGTTAAAGACAGTTCAAGAACCCCGTTTACTCCATAAGTATTTAATAGGATCGTTCCGATCTCAAGCTGTAAAGTGAGATCATTATTTTCTCCGAGTCGAGTGAACCAGTCGATGCCTGCTCCAGAATCAAAGAAGCAGTCCCCTAAAAAAGATTTTAATCGGGTTTGAATACTCTGATTGATGGCATCGACAAAGGTGAGAAAGTTAGCCTTACCTTTACCAAACGTCCAATCTCCATTCGAGTCTAAAGCACGCATTTTCATTCAAGTAGCCCCCCTAGATCGGACGCAATCGTATTCAGCTGAGAAATAATAGATGGGTTCAGAGTAAGTGGAGTCCCGACGACTGCGGGAATGGTCTGAAGACTAGAAAGTGTGGATATCAGATTATTCAAAATAGTATAAAGATTTTTACTGTTATTTTTAATTCTGATCTTCGCGCCCACGCGTACGGAAGAGCCTCCTTGATATTTCAGTTCAGGATAGTCTGGGTCATAGCTCGCGAGAGCATCTTTCAAACTCCGAATACCGACCAGCATGATTGCATCTGAAAACGCGTGGAGCCTGCCTGTTGCTGGAGCGGTGATCTGTCCAGAAGAGAGCCACGTGTCGAGATCTCGATCATTGAAAAGGATGATACAGGTATCTCCTTTTTTAATCGGCATCGTGAGGGCTCCGCCTCCGCCCTGGAGGACAAAGACCGGGCAATCAATCAGAGGAGCATACTCGACGAGTTGAGGAACGTACTTACCTGTAGCGTCCGGTTGCATGTACGTTTTTTTGTACTTCATGCTTGCGGTGCAAGTCTGCTTCGCTGGATCAAAACTCTCGATCGTTCCAATGCCGTGACAAAAGAGGTCGAGTAGAATCTCTTTCTTATGCAAAGTCAGAACATCTTTCAGGGTCACGTCTGATGAAATGCTGTTCATTTGACAATCTCCAGCGTGCCCAAGCCCTTAGTGAGTCCCACTGTAGTTCGGCATTCACCGCTCACAGCTTCCGAGATGACTCCTCTGTGTTTGACCGACACAACTTTATAGGCACCGTTATATTGATTGGCCGTGCTGCTCTGAAGAAGAACGAGCTGACCGATCAGCAGCCTTGGCTCAAAGAGAATATCGAAATTTAAAAAGGTATCTTGAAGTACAGGAGTGCCGAGCAGTCCTGTTGAGCTATCAATCAGGGTGAGTTCTCCCTGGATGCACTCGTTATCGCCCAGACAGTAGGCTTTACCGTTATCAATGAAAAAACCAGACTGAGATAGCTGATTGAGAACGTCTACGGTGTTCCCGGAGTAGGAGTTGCCCACCTCTAAAGTTTTCTTAAAAGAGTTTCCGACTTTACCCATCTTCACCTTAGGGAGTCTGCTCATCATATCGCCGAGTACGTTCTTCTGATCGGACCCAGAAGGATACGCCTCGTTAATAATTCCATTCACTTGAGCAAACCCGCCATCATAGCACTCAACTGTTGTGACGAAGTTCGTTCCAGGACGATCGGAGAACGCACGCGAGACCATTCCGTCAAAGATCGTAGGCAGGTTCTTCGTTCCGTATCCAGCAGAGAGAGAGACGGCCCTGAAGGTTCCATAGTCGTACTCATTCTTGCGGATTTGATTTCGGTGCGTCTGAGACAGATTGTAAACTCGGAACTGAGCGATGTTCGCAGAAGAGAGGATGTTTCTCGTCACGTCAAACTCAAGAGTAAACGGTGGAGAGATCTGTAAGATCGTTCCATCCTTCTGCTCTAGGTTGAGTTTATAGTTACGGTTATATTTATCCACTGAGCAGTGCCTCGTATTGAGCGACTTCATCGGAGGTTAAAATATCTAAAACCGCATAGCCTTGGTCGAAGTCCTGTTGCTGTGTGGGTTCGTATCCATCCGTCGTGAAGCAGGCCAATCCAAATGGGATTTGGTTTTTGTACTGATGGAGCATGTTAGGAGACGTGTGCACGCGGAACCCTTGTAGAATAAAACTCCCATAGGTGATATCCATGAACCATCCGTATTGCATCGGACTGTAGACAAGAGCCAAACTCATTGTGCTCCCATCGGGAAGAACTACGGTCTGAACTTGATTGGCATCATCTGTGATCCCTTGAACGTCGTACATCAACCCCTCGCTTTCTGAACGAGTAGGGAGCTTGCGAAGGGCTTCGTAGAGAGCTGCGCCTGATTCGTTCCGGTACTGACTGGAGTTTGGGACTGAGCATTGAGTCTTGCCTGAACCTGCTTGATAGAAAGGAGTTTTGTTTTAGCAAATCTCATTTTCTTAAACGTGCATTCAAAAGTGGTGAGCTGATCTGTGTCAGCATCTTGAACTGCGCGCAGAGACTGAATAGCCATATCCGTGAAAACTCCCCACGGAGTCTGAACGGTGAAGAGTGTCCGGTTCTGCCGGTAGCCGTAGAACGTAGCAAAGGCGATCTGTTGCTTCGTTTGCATCGGTGTTAAGAGCCCATTCACGTTCTGAGTTTGAGATCCTTTGCCGGTGATCGAGTTCCAGGCAGATACAGCCGATCCAGCGAGGTTAGAGGCTATAGAATAGATTTGAGAGGCATTATTGAGGACGTTCAAGGCCGTTGTTGAGAAGGCTGGAGTGTAAGGGCCTAAAACTTTCAGCTTCTCTGCTAGGAACTGAGCTGGAGCAAACCCACTCGGCAAGATATCCGTCAGCTCTCCGATGAAGCCTTGGGTGTGGATGATCTCAGGCTTTAAAGCGATGTGATCGTTCACAGCGGTATTGTCCTCGACGTAGTGATCCGTGATTTCATTATCCAACTGGACACTCTGCTCCCCCTCATAGTGAAAGAGAAAGGGTGGTAGCTGAGTCTGAGATGCTGCAACGCCTGGCTTGACCGGAAGCTTCTGAGGCTGAATGCCTACGATCTTTTGAGGAGTCGCAAGAATGAGATTCGAAAGACCCGTTGCTGAAGTTGTTGCTGTTGAGAGTGCTCCCAGATCGAGTGCCATATTTAATTTACCCTCGATTGTGCAGAACTCTGCCTAAACGTATCTCGATTGGCTTTTTTCTGAGCGGTCTCAATCTGATGGGCGTCCTTCATGTCTACGCCGTGAAAGTTATTCACTTGATTGACCTGTGGTCCTCCTGCTGCTGCTCCGGCTCCTGCTGCTGGAGCAAAGCGAGACAGACCCGCAGAGGCAAGGTTCATTAAACCTCCTATAGGAGAAGCTGCGCCTAAAACTTTTCCCATATTCGTTCCCATGATCGAGTCGATGTTCTTCTTAATTCCTGCTCCATTGGTTTTTAAGAAGGTTTCGGTCATCGTTGTCTTGCCTTCTCTGTACTTTTGAATTTCAGAGAGACCGAAGATGACAGCTGCAATCGCTGTGGTGATGGGAGCAAATACAGCTGCAATCGCAACACCCACACCCATGACGATCACTTTTAAAGCTGGGAATTGTTCGAGTAGTTTTCCGACCGCTTTCGAAACGTCCGTCAGAAGATGAAAGGCATCTGTGAGGGCACTCACGGCTTCGTTTCCGAAGGAACCGCCGAGACGCACGCCGAACATTTTGATCTCTTCAAAGAGATTGTCCCACTGGACTTGAACCCGAGCTAATCGCTGAATTTCCTCGTCTGTGTAGATGAACGAAGGTTTTACGTCCTTTACATTCATGGACATCGTTCTAAAACCTTGGATTGCGTCTTCGCTCAGCCCCATAGCCTTTCCAATTTCATTGGCCATTGCTGGAGGAACGAGAGGGTTTTTGAAAAACTGCCTCATTTTCTCCATCATGTAGAACGTATCGTTGACCTTGTCTTTTTCAAGGCCTCCGGTGTACTGAGCGATCAGATTGAGTCCTCCAGGAGGACCTTTTCCTTGTTGCATCTGAGCGATGGAGGATTGGAGACTCTTGATAGTCGATGCCGTGGTCTCGCTTGAGACTCCTGTCTGCCTTAAGACAAACTGCCAGCGCTGAAGGTCATCGGTAGAGAGCTTCGTGAAGTCACCGAACTTCTTCAGCTCCATGCCTGTGTGAGAAGAAAGCATCGTCAGCTGCTCAAGACCGTACACGACTCCCAAAACAGCAGCCTTGGCCATCAGAGAAGAGTCTGCGATATTTCCAAGACCCTCTTTGACTTTGCCTAAGCCCTGAATTGCTTTTTCAGAACCCTTGACGGCAATGTTGACTATCAGTTCAGCAATCGTCATGACTTCCCTTTCACAATCTCCATGTAAGCAGACTCATAGTTCGCTTTGAAGTTCTCCCAATGCAGCGCTTGAATCACCTCTCTTGCAGTCATCTCTCTAACCTCGCGCAAACTCCCGTAACCGGCATCTTTCAGTCTGAAAAATATAATCAGATCGTCTTCTGCAAGTTCGATAGAAGGAGCGTTCTCAGGTCGCCCAAAAAATGAGCGTACTTTTGCGAGAGGTTTTTCAGAAAAGGGAGTAGGTTTTCCTTTGCGACTTCAAAACACACTTCGAAATAATCTCCGCGTGCCTCTAGGTCTTCGAAAACCTCATCCACATTTTCTAAACGTTTTCCCTTGTACACACACCGTCTCATGCAGACGTACAGGCAGGCTTCAAAGTTCTTAGAGGCAAGGGCCGAAAGGATAACGTCTTTGTAGAAGTTAAAATCCAATTCGGTCTTGGCTTCCATTTTCAAAGCCTTGAGTTCCTCAAGGTAAGACTGATAAAGCGCCTTACTCTCTCCGAATGCTCCGGGGGTAATTCTGAGTTCAGCTCCACTGATTAGCTTACAGGTCTTCATTAGGTGATCGTCCTGTCGCCGTTGGAGAATTTCACATGGTACTCAGACACGCTCTGTGCAACGTCGCCTTCTTGGTTGGACTTCGCTTCAACTTGCTTAGCGAAAATCCCACCGCTCACAATGTAAGTGTCAGAAGTGATGTTGCCTGCTCCGTCTCCGACTTGCTTAATGAACTCACCTTGCACCAGAGAGAATCCTGCGAAATTGGATTTCATCTGAACCAGAAGATTGTGCAGGAACTTATCGTCTGAGGACCCACGGATCGCTCGGATAATGAGTTCACACTGTTTACCGCTCTGATTGAAGGCGTAAATCGTGTTGCCGTTTTTTCCGGTCTTAAGATTCGCAAGCTCATTCGGATAAGTGAGAGCAGCACAGTCACCGTCTGCTAAATCCGCAAGTACTCGATCATTTAGAATGAGGGTGTCATTCCCTGTCATTGCAACTGTAGACATTTAAACCTCCTTGGTTATGTTTTTTTAAATATTCTGTCGCTGAAATTAGTAAATCAACATCTTCGTTGAACGCTCCAAGCGCTGTATTACAGTGGTGACAAAGGAGACCTCTAACTGTACCAGTGCTATGATCATGATCGACATGGAGGCGTTTGGTAAAGCTGGATTGATGTGTTTTACAGATAGAGCAGCAACCATTTTGTTCTTGAAACATTTGATTG